AGAACAGATCGGCATACGTGGCGGTCGATTCCTGTTCCGGCGCCCGCAGGTAAATCGCGAAGCGATGGGCGAAATGCAGCGCCCCGCCAGTGAGACGCCGCGGGGTGGTGCCGTTCCACGCGACCAGAATCGAGCCGGGCGGCATCTGGAGGATCGCCAGCCGCAGATTATTGTCAGTGGCCAGCCCTTCCATGAATGCGCGGATGTTGTTGCCGTCGCCGCCAATCGCGGTGACCAAGTCCGGACAAGATTGGAGCGCGGTCACCCACTCGCCAAGAATTGTTTTCGGATTGATCACGACCGTTGTAGGAGTGCCAGGTTGAGCATGCCGTAGGCATCCGGCTGGCGCACCGTCGTCACCACGTACTGGACACCCCAGGCCGTCACCCAATCGCCTTTTGCCGGCGGATTCGCAAAGTCAGTCGGATTCACCGAGATCTCCTCGAAGTTCGCCGTCGCGCCCGACTCCTCACGCGCGCGAAGGTGGCGGATGGCGGTCACCGTGAACGCGTTCCCGTGCGCCACGCCCGCCTGCACCGGTTGGTACACCACCGGCTCGCCGAACGTCTGCAACATCACGCCGTCCACGAACGCTTCAATGCTGGGCCAGTTGGGCATCTCACGTCCAATAGGCGACGATCAGTCCTTCGCCCGCGTTGTTGGCGTCGACGTAGTAATCGGACGGCAACAGCAAATGGCGGGCGTCTTCCGCCCAGATCTCGTAAGCATCCGCAACGCCGCCACCAGCACCAGTGGGCCAGAACTCTTTGACCACGCCCGCGCCGTTCGCCTTGGTCATGCCGGAGACGCCCAGGAACACGCGGCCCGTATCACCGATGGCCGCCGCGAAGCGCATCCGTTCGACGCGCAGGTTCGTGTCAGTGCTAACCGGAACTGGCGTGCCGGGCGTCGGGACGGGGATTTTGCCGAACGATTTTGCTTTCATCGGAATCAGAGCCAGGCCAGGATCTTATACTTGGCGTTGTTGGTTACGGTCACCTTCACGTTGGTGGCGTCGTGCGTGCCCTCGGTGACCGCGAAGACGTTGGCGCTCCCGCTGTTGTCCGCGCAGGAGATCAGCACGCCAGCGGGCACCGCCCCCAGGCCGTGCGCGACGCTCTGCTGCGCGCCGTTGCCCGTTTGCACCGCCGACAGAAACTGCTTCTGCTTCGACGGATAGCTGCCCTTGAAGTTCGGCTGCGGGCCCGCGCTCTGAAACTCCGGAGCGTTAACGGGCGTTTTTTCCACTTTGACTGCCATGTCGTTTTTCCTTTCCCGGCTTGGCCGGTTCGTGTTGGGGAAGCTTGGAGAGCGCCCGCTCCGCTTCCGTCTGAGTCCCGATCCGGCGCTGCTCGTAGAGCTGCCGCGCACGCATCAACTGGACCTTGTTTGTGGCGTCTGCGGCGGGATACTCATCGCCAATGTCAGACGGGGTAAAGCCCTGCAACGGGCGCAGGACGTACAGAGGCGGAACCCCGCCCCTGGTCAGCCGCGCCCACGATTCACGACGAAGCATCATGACTACACCGCCGAGATCACGTTGTTGAAGAAGAAGCCCAGATCCGCAGAGACCAGGCGCATATCGAACGCCGAGTCGATCTCCACACGATCCGAAGCCAGGTGCTCCATGCGGAACGTCTTGATGCGGACACCGGCGCCGCCGGTGGTCCCAAGCAGGCCCGTCCAGTTGAACACGTACCCGGCGCTGGGAGTCATGAGGCCGGAGTTCTTCGGGCGGTAAAACAGCGCGGCGCTCATGCCGCCGATGAACGCGTTGGACTCGGCCGCGCCTTCCGCCGCCTGGTTGTAGACAGCGTCGATGACCAGAACATCTTCCAGTTCCAGAATCTCGGCCATGATCTGCCGGGTGGCCACCGCCGGGTTCGGCGCGGTCTGGCCGTACTTGGTACGGTCGATGAAGTCGGGGTGATCGACGAGCTTGTCGAACACCGGGCGGCTCACCACGAAGATGTTGGGCGCGAAGCCGCCGCTCGACAGCCGCATCTGGGTCTTCGCGTGGCGAATATCCGTGATCGGGTTGCCATTGGGATAATTCCCGGAGTCCCAATAGACGACGTGCGTGGAATCCGCCGTCGCCTGGCCACTGGCCTGGTTGGTCCAGATTCCGGTGCCGAAGAACTTCGAGACCCACTGGTTTTCGCGCCGGATCAGCGCCTTCTGCGTCAGGAAGATCGTGGCGTCGCGGTCGGGGGCGAGCGGCGAGTCGCTGTTGGAGCGGATCTGATCATCCACGTCCTTGTGCAGCGACCAGACGTCGCAGTTGTACGTGCCGGTGGAATTCAGGTTGTAACCCGTGCCGGCGGATTCAGCGGAAAGCGCGCGCTTTTGCATCTCGTCGCGGTTGAAGTCGGCCCGGGCGTAGGTGTAGTAGAGGTCGCTTTTGTTTTCGACCGGGACCGCCGGGAAGGCTTTGTCCGCGACGAATTCGACTCCGGCGGCCTCCTGAAGGTAGGCCACGGAGATGTTCGTCAGCGGTCGATTGACGTGAACGTCCTGCAATGTCGGTTGAGGCATTTCTTATTTCTCCTTTGAGTTGTTGCGGCTCGCTGACGGCTACATCTTGTACGGGCCGAGAATCAGCGCCGGGATGATCACGCCGGCCCCCGCCGAGGAAGCCAGAGCGCGCGCCCGCACGAAATTGCCGGCGGTCGCGGTGATGGCCTGGCCGCTGGCATTGGCCATAAGCGGGTCGCCGGCAGTAACGGCAGCGCCGGTCACCAGCTTCGTGATGCCCAGGATGGCGACCTCTCCCTCGACTCCCTGCGCGTTGGGCTTATCCTGGACCACGCCATCGGCGACGGCCCCAGCGCCCGTGAAAGTAATCTGTCCGGACGCGTTGGTGGTCACGAAGTAGAACTGCGGATTCACAGTTCCACCGCTCGTGAGGTCCGCAGCCGCCGGAAGCCCTACTGTGCGTAATGTCTGTTCGAATGCCATGTCTGTCGATCTCCTTTCGCCCTACCGGGCGAGGCGAACGCCGGCCCGCTCGAGCGTGGCGATCAGGCCCTTCGCGTTGTGCTGCGCCACGAACGCTCCGTAAACCTCGGGATGCTCTTCGAGCATCTGGGCGTAGGCGCGCTCCTTGGTCAGCTTGGTGGTACCGCTTTCGGCGTAAAGATTGGAAGTCTCTTTGCCGCGATTCTGCCGGGCGTAGGTGGTGGCCTGCGCTTCAATTTCCTGAAGCGAGCCAACCGCGCCCTGGTTCGGGTTGACGTGCGAAGTAATCATGCTCCTCTCGCTTTCGATCACGCGGGCGGCGGTCAGTTCCTCGCTGATTTCCGCCACGCTGAAGTACTGGCCGGTGGACTTCTTCTTGGTGAGGAGTTCCGCGGCCTTGTCGGGACATCCGGCCATTTTGCACAGTGCGCCGATGGCTTCGATGTCAGCTTCGGGGCGCATCTTCAACGCTTCGCCAGCCACGGCAGACAGGCCCGCAAGCGGGGCCATGCCTTCCGGCTTCTTGGCGTCGCCCTTTACGTTCTCGCCGCAGGCATGGCAGAACGTCGCGTCCGCGTGAAGCTTGGTTCCGCAGGCGTGGCAGTACTTCGGCTCGTTGTTGGTCTTCTCGTCGCCGTCACTGGGCTTCTTACCCTCGGTGGCGATCGTCGTTTCGTCGGGCATACTTGCTGTTACCTCCTTCGTCGTGGATATTGCGGCAATCGCCGCCGTTGATTTCTGGACCGGCTCGCCCAGCAGTTGACGAAGCGCGTTCATGGCATCGCCAAGCGTTCCGACCGCGTCTGCCAGAAGCGGAACGGCATTCTCCGCCCAGCACACGCCAGCCTGCGTCGCGATGATCTCTTCTGCGCTGGCCTTCCGGTTCCGCGCGACCGTTGCTACGAACTGGTCGTACTGCCGGTCAATTTCGGACTGGATGTCTTTTTCGGCCCGCTCCGACAGCGGTTCGTGCGGGTTCCCGTCGACCTTCTTGTCGCCTTTGAAGATGTAGGTGTACTTGAACCCCTGCTCGCCGTTGAACTTCGAATCTTCCGTGTGGAGCACGACGACGCCAACGGACCCTACCGCTCCCATGCGCGTGACGAAGATCCTGTCGGCCGCGCTGGTCAGCGCGTAGGCCGCCGAGAATGCAAAATCGTCGGCGACCGCAAAGATGGGCTTCAAGCCGCGAAGAGAGTAGATGTAATCGGACAGTTCGAGGCATCCCGTGGTCTCGCCGCCCGGCGAATCGACCTGCAGAAGGATCGCCCGCACTCCGGCGTCGTTCACCGCGTCCTGAAGGTAGCCCCCAATCTGCGCATAGGAGCTGCAGCCACTCAGCGCCGATACCCAGGATTCCGCTTTCGTCAGCACGCCCTGGATCGGAATGATCGCGATGCCGTCGATCACCTGGTAGCCGCTGTCATCCGACTGCTCCATGTACGCGGCGGCGAATGGCTCGGCTCCCACGCCGATGCCGACGGGAACGATCCCCAGCCGCGGGCCCAGCGCCTGCACCATGACGTCCAGCTTGGGCGGATGAATCATGAGTGGCGTGTTCACGAACCGCGATGCCACACGAGTCAGATTCCTCATGGCTTCACGTCCACCTCGCCCTTGCTGGCATCCTGCTGGATCTCGGCTTCGGTCAATCCGGCATTGCGCCCGGTCAGGACCTTCCGGCCATCGCTGTCGTAAGACAGACCAAGCTTGTCGGCCCGCTCGTTGTCCGCTGTCTGCTCCGCGTCCACCGCACCGGCGTCGCGCCCTTGCGCTGCCACCTCGGCAGAGCGCGTGGACAAGCCGCTGCGGATGGCGTCGTTGGAAGCTTTGATGTCCTTTTCGGGGTCCACCCACGGCCAGCCGGGCGTTACCCACTGCACTTCCTCGAATGGCTCGGGATCTTTGCTGTACGCGTTCAGCAGGTCAATGCCGAATACCAGCGCCAGCATCGCTTCCCGCAGCCAGCGCTTATAAACCGGGTGGCAGACCTGGAATATGAAAACCGAATGCTGATACTGCTCGCACTTGCGGCGGAACTCCAGCAGGCCGGCGCGGATCGACGAGTAGTTGATCCCCGACAGGTCGCCGCTGATCTGATACTCGGCAAGCCCGGCTCCGCTCGAGAAAGCTTGCAGGCACGTCCGGATGAACGATTTGAAATCGCCGCTGTCCTTGGCCTCGGCGAACGACACCTCTTCGCCGAAGTTCAGCACCTGGAACGTGCCGGGTTCGAGCTTGCTGATCTGTGTCCCCGGCTCCGTCTGGCCCGGCCCGTTCTGATATTGGTCCGGCGGGATGATCGGATTGTCCGGGCTGGCTTGGGTGATGAACCCGGTGATCATCGCCGCGAGTTTCTTGCGGACGATCTCCGCGTCCGTATACTGCTCCAGTTCGTAGAGCTTCGCGATCACCGACGTGAGCCACGGCTGCCCCCGGAACTGGCCGGCACGAATCGGCTTGTAGACGTGCAGCACCTCGGTGGCGGGCACGCGCTCCACCGACAGCGCCTCCATCGGGAAGAACATCGTTTCGCCCGGATGCGCCTTCCAAAAGTGGTACGCCGCGCGCCGTCCGTCGGTCTGAAACTCGATGCCGCACCGGACCGAATTCTTGGGTGGCATCTGCTCGATGGCTGTGCGCCACAGCGGCAGTTGCTCGGCTTCGATGAGCTGCAGTTGCAGCGGAACTGTGAGGCCTTCCTTCGGCGAGCGCGGCCGGAACCGGACGAAGCACTCGCCGGCCTCCATGACCTCGCGAGCAATCACCATCTGTTGCCCATAGAAGTCCGTCTGTCCCGATGCGGGATTCCGCGGGTCGTACTCGACGTCGCACTCCCGAGTCCAGCGATTCCACTTCCTGGTGATCAGGTCGCGGATCTTCTCGTCCGGATGGTGAGGCACCAGGCGAATCCCGCGACCGATCGCGTTGGCCACGTAGGAGTCCACGGCCGCCGCAGCCCACGCGCTGTTGCGAACCGCGTCCCGGTTGCGCGCCTGCAACTCCAGCCCGTGCGAAAACAGGAGCGTGTTGAGGCCGAGCGACGGTGGATTCCAGCCGATTCCACGGCGGCCGCGCCCGGCGGCATCGAAGGGGAACGTCCCCATCGCACGGGTGCGCGGCACGCGCGGGATCGGCATCGGCTCGTGCCCGGCCTGGCGGGCGAGCGTCATCAACGTTTCAATTGGCACGGTGTCTTAGTGGCCCCAACCGTTCGTGGTGTAGATGCGCACTTGGCGTACTTGCTGCGGGCCGCTCTGCTGGGCGATGTCGTTCAGGATCAGATTCCGGAGCTTCAAGTAGTCATCCACGGAATCGAATTCGAACTCGCGATCCTGAAACCGGACTCGTCGCGCGCCTTGCTTACGCGCGGCGTCGAGGGCATCGAGGTCGGACTGAGTGAATGCCATTAGAGATCCATCCTGAAGCGCACCCGGTTACGCGCAGTCTGCGTCCCGCCCGGGCGAGGCGGTTGCTGCGCTGGTTTCACTTCTTTCACCGGAGGGGCGCCCACCCGGCGCTCGAAGTCGGCCCAGTGCTTCTCCTGGAAACGATCAATACCGATCCGGCCCGCCGCCGCGCGCGCATATACGCGGCAATCGAGCGCTTCATTGCGCTCGCGCATCTTCTGCCATTCATGCCGGCGGTAGCCTTTGACGAGCTTCGTCACCAACTGCTCGGCAGTGATCTGCTTGAAGTACTCCTCGCTGTACTTCGGAAAGTGGCAGTAGCCTGCGGGAAACGGCACACCGCCGGCAAGGTCCTCGTCGGTGGGCCGATCGAGGCGCAGCCAGCGGTACAGCTCTTCCTTCGCCATGCCGGAGTTGACCGGCCATACGCGAATACCGCGTTTGATTTTGGCGCCCAACGGGCCCACGTCCACGGGCGAAGCCGCCCCGAGCAGCGCCGGTGCGCGTGAATCGCCCTTGATCACCAGCACGCGCCCGCCCTGCCGCCGCGCCCAATGGTAGACCTCGGTGGTGGCAAATCCGGAGTCGATCGCGAGTTGCATGATGGGCAACTCCAGCCCCGACGCGGTCGTGAAGGTTTCGTTCAGCAGGCCGGTAAGTTTCTCCCACACCGCCGGGCGCGACGTGTCGCCTTCGAACACGCGATAATCGACCGACCACGATTCCTTCCCACGGCCCCAGGCGGCGATCTCGACTTCGATACGGTCCTTCTGGACGTCCGCACCCGCAGTAAGGAACAGACCGCCGCGCGGGACCAGCCCGACCTTGTAATCTTCGCGGCGGTCGTAGAGCTTCTGCCAATCCGGAGCTTCGCCGAGTTGGGTCCACGTCTCGCCCAGCACGGTGTTGACGAATACCTGGAGCAGCGAGGAGTTCTTCTGCGCCTGTTCAAACTGCTTGGCGGCGTCGCCCCAGGAAAACCAGCCGACCGGACTGTAGAGGCTGGAGATGTGGAAACCCGCCGTCTTGCCGTCGCCCTTCGTGCCCGCGCGCCACTCGCCCTGAGCCAGCATCCAGTGCTTCTGGTGGTTCTGGATCTCCTGGCCGCAATGTTCGCAAACGTAAACCGCCGCCTGCGGATTGCCCTTCGGCCACCGGAGTTGCGCGAATTTCAGGACCTGGAAATCGCGGCAAGTCGGGCACGGCACGAAGTACCTGCGTCGATCGCTTTCTTCATACGCAGCCTCGATCCGGCTCATGCCGGTGATCTTGGGCGTCGAGCACAGAAACACCTTCCGCCTGGCGAAGGTGCGCGTGCGCGCCATCGCCAGCGTGATCGGGTCGCCTTCGCCTTCCACATCGCCGGGATAGGCATCCACTTCGTCCAGGAACAGATACCGCGCGGCCATCGACCGCAGGCCGACCGCGCTGTTCGCCCCAGTCATCACCAGCACACCGCCCGGAAAGTCCTTCGACAGGACCGTGTTGCCGGAGTCCCGCGACCGCGGATCGCGCACGAGCTTCCGCAAAACCTCCGACTCCTCGATCAACGGGTCGATGCGCTGTTTCGAGTTGCGCTTCGCCATCTCGACGGTGGGCTGCACCGCCATCATCGGCCCCGGCGCCTGATGGATGATGTAGCCCATCCAGTTGTTGCCGCACTCCGTACCGCCGATCTGCGCGCCCTTCATGAACACCGTGCGCTCGATGGGCGACATGGGCGAGAGGCAATCCATGATCTCGCGCAGATAAGGCGTGCGCTCCGTGCGCCAGCGGCCGTGTTCCGCCGAAGCCCGTTGCGAGAGCCAGCGGTAGCGGTCGGCCCACTGCGAAATGGTGAGCAG